AATCCCGCCACAAAAGAGAAAATTGAAAAATTTGGGATTGATCCTGATAGATCCATTCATGGGCCAAAACACTTACAGCAGTACTTAGATACTGTTGATGCTGATGATGCGGAGATCACTTATGACATGCCAGAAATAATCAATGATCTTCGAGATGAAGATATTCACTACTGGCATGATTTCACGGGGATAAGACCCATCATACCAAAGCGAATGGATAATCCTTTAGTCAGATTACCACACGAAATAGCTATAGGGATCGCAACAGGTGGATATGGGAAAATTAAATATGTGCATAACCATTGGAGGCCGGCAATTTCCGGACTGTCCGGATATATTCATAAGCATAAGTCCATGCTATTACATGACCCTACTAAATGTGACACAAATATCAATCTGTTGAAGGATTTAACAAGACAGAACTTTGGGATGGAGACACAACTGTTGTCAGACACAATTGGAGCTTGCGCCAGGGAATTCACCATGCACGATTTCAATATAGCTTGTGGTAATGAGATTCCATTGAGCGACTTTATAACAAAGCCACCGAATCTGACATCATATCATATATTTATAGCAACATTGCGACATTTACTTGTCCAAAGTAACCCTGGAGTGAAAGTTAGAGGGACTGATTATGAGTATGAGTGTGAAACTGATGGTAGGTATTATATGAGAGGAACATTCGAGGGGTCGCGGTACACATTGCTGTCTTGTGGGTCACTTTTCTATCTTGAACATGAATGCCTTGATAGACCATTTATTGGCACCATCACGTATCTTGATTACACAATTACATACACAGAAGTACGTCACAGTCTCAAATTACTAATGTCAACAAAAGAATACGAATGGATGAATGGGGTAGCCAGTCTATTACTGACATTAAGTGAATCATACACTGAGCATAACGATTCAGTTGAACTCATCAAAACATTTGAGGGTCTATGCTTACATATTTCCGATATGATAGATACGAGTTATATCAATTGGAACCCTGCCTTGGATGCTATTTCTGATTTTGTGAATTGGTGTAATAAATGCACGGGTCAGAATGCAACAACAAATGATTTCTTTGATTACATGTATGACTCCCGTGAATTACGTGATACAAGTACGTTAGCCGAGCATTTTTTCTATTGTTTATCTCACCTCAACGGAACCCAATTACAAGAGATCTCGTCAATCCATAAATTCCTATTTTATGCCGAAATCGATGCAGAGGCTGGAATGAGGAAATTTCTTTCACGAGTGCACACTAAACGTGTAGTGGATCCTGAATTCATAGCGAAGATGGTACATTTCGCCAGGAGGAATTTCACTCTGGAATATATGAAGAGACATGGAAGTGTTCCCAACTTCAAAGAGGAGAATCAAGAAACTGAGACAATAAGATTTTGTATGAGAAATAAGTTGCTCAATCAACTGGAGAAAGAATCGATTGATTGGTGGTCAACTGTGATTCCGTATAACTGCTTGAGTATATCAACAGCAAGAAATGTACTCGAAGTGGCAAAGGACAAGGGTGCTCTAAAGAAGGAAGTGAAGTTTGGTCCGGGAGATTCACATAGAGAACTTCTCCAAGTGATTGAAACTCCTGAAAGGGCTTATGCAGAGATTGATCTTGATGCCATACCGGAAAAGCATGATATCAGCATCAAGATACAAAGAAGTGAGAAATT